GACCCCGAGAACCCATTGCCTAGCGCCGTCAATCTCGCCGGGCTTTCCCCCGCCACCCTTCGCGAGCTGGCGGGTGTTCGGTTGCCGGATGAGGTTTGAAAATAGTTATTGACGTATCCGCCAGTCTGGCGTAGATGAGTGTTCAAGGCAATCGGGCCTCGGAGTAAGCGACATGACAACCCAGGACATGATCGACCAAGCCATGGAAGAAGGCGCCTCGATCTACAATCTTGGCTTCGATAATTTCGTAAAGGTTACGGACGAAGGGAACTGGTGTCACGCTGATCGTGGCGTCGAAGTTTCGGTGACGCGCGAAGAGGCTTTGGCTTTGATGGATGCCCACAAGGGGATTTTCGCATGACCGGCCCCGAATACCGCGCCGCCCGCCTTGCGCTCGGCCTCTCCCGCGACCAGTTAGCGGCGCGCCTGAACATCGGGCGGCGCACGGTCGAGCGGATCGAGGCTGAAGGCTGCACGGTGGTTATGGGGTTGGCGATGGAGAGGCTGGCGGAAATGGCGAAGCGTAAGCCTATTGCCGACCAATGGGATCACTCCGAATTCTTTCGGAGCAAGGGGCTGCGATGATTACTACCCATAATGATTCCGCCGGCGAAATCCCCGACGACTTCAACGTGGGCGACGCGCTTTGGACAAAAGCTGTTGCTCAGGACAAGGTTACGGTGCGTAAGCGGTGGATGGCCGCGGCCGAGAAAATGGTCGGAAGCTATACGGTTCGCTATGTCCAGGGCGGCGTGGAAATGAGGAGGGTCGCATAATGCCCACCGATGAAACCAACGGGCTTGGGGGTGAGCTAAGCGACGCTGATCGTTGGAGCCGCGGCTACGTGACTTCAATGTTTCCCAAAGGCTGCGCTGTTCCGATGTTCGTCCCTCCAGCTATGCTGGAATCGGCGCGGCAGGCTTGCCCTGACGCGAATATCGAACCAACGCCCCAACTGAGGTTCTGACATGCAACCCCTAACCCCCTCAGACCGTCGGGAAGCCCGCCTCGCCGAACTCCGCAACAAGCGCGCCGCGTCCGAGCGGATGGGGTTGGGGTCGCGGGTGGTGGCTTTGGATGAGGCGATTGCGAAGCTTGAACGGGAGAGTGAAGATGCGGAATGATTCAATGAGCGCAATGCTTGGACAGAAGATCATCGACGGACAGTCGAAGCTGAACGAATTGGCCGGGACCGAAAGTCCGGAATTGATGCGTTTGGCCGATCGCATCAACATTATCACCGAGACTTTGTGCAAGGCTAACAAGATCCTGCACGACACCAATTCGGCCGTATTTGGTGAGCGCCCTGTGTCGGCGGAGAGTGGCGGGCCTGTCCGCTCGTATGGCATCAATCGTCTCGACGTACTGCAGTCGGCGCTTGATGGCCTTGACACCGTCACTTGCGAGATCATCGGACATGCGGAGCAGTTGTCCCGACTGTGACCACCATTACCCGCGCCCATGTTCTGGCCGCTCGTCGGCAACTGGTAATTCAGCGCGAGCGGCCAGAATGGGCGCGCAAGTTCGACCAGCCAAGCCGCTACAAGGGCGCATGGGGAGGCCGAGCCTCAGGGAAGAGTCACGAGTTCGCCGAGCGCCTGATCGAGCGCTGCTGTCGCCAAAAAACACGCGCCGTCTGCATACGCGAGGTGCAGAACAGCCTTCGCGAATCGGTGCGTCAGTTGCTGGTGGACAAGATCCAGCATTTCAATCTTGGCTCACAGTTCGAAGTGCTGGAGGCCGAAATACGTGGGCCGCATGGGTCGATGATCATTTTCCGCGGTATGCAGGCGTACAACGCCGAAACGATCAAGTCTCTTGAAGGCTACGACATCGCGTGGGTCGAGGAAGCGCAGACGCTGTCCAAGACCTCGCTGCAGATGCTTAGGCCAACCATCCGTGCGCCTGGCAGCGAGCTGTGGTTCACGTGGAACCCTCGCCACGACACCGATGCGGTTGACGAGTTCCTGCGTGGTGCATCGCCTCCATCGGGCGCGATCGTGGAGCGGGTCAACTGGTCGGACAATCCGTATTTGCCGGCCGAAATGCAGCAGGAAATGGAGGACGATCGAAAGCGTGATCCCGAAATGGCCAGTCATGTGTGGGATGGCGGTTATGAGATCGTTGGCGAGGGTGCCTATTACGCGCTGCTGTTGGCCCATGCAGAGGCAGCGGGCCGTATTGGTGACTTCCCCTACGATCCTGCGCTGCCGGTGCTGACGGGCTGGGATATCGGGATGGATGATTACACCGCCATCTGGTTCGCGCAGGAGAACGGGTCGCAGGTCCGCATGATCGATTATTTCGAGACCAGCGGCGAAGGCGTGCAGGAGATCGTACAACAGGCGTTGCCGGAGCTTGTGCCTGCGGCTCAGCGACTGGTCGAGCGACCTGTCCCGTTCAGGTATGGGCGCCACTTCCTGCCGCATGACGTGCGGGTGCGGGAGTGGGGGGCTGGCCGTTCGCGCATTGCCACCTTGCAGGAATACGGGGTCAAGCCAATCAACATCGGCATTGCCGCCGGGCCGGTCGAACGTATCAACGCCAGTCGCAAGATCCTGCCGTTCGTGTACTTCAACAAGGCGACGTGCGATCTTGGTATCAAGCGGCTGCGTGGCTATTCGCGCAAGTTCAACCGCACGATGGAGGTTTTCTCTGGGCCTAGCCATGACGAGCATTCGCATGGCGCGGATGCCTTCGGGGAATTTGCGATGAATTGTCACCTCAGCCGCGCTGCGCCGAAGCCGGTAGCAATTAACCCGAAAGATCGCTATCGTCCGAAGCCGTCGAGCGCTCAAGGGTCTGCCTGGGGGTAAGGAGAACGGTTATGTCGGATATCACGGATCGCCTTGAAACGTTGACCAAGGAGGTTTCCAAAGCCCGAATGGCTCAACATTCAGGCGCGGGAGAGCGCCAATATTCCCTCGCGATCGATCGGCTGGAAGAGGCATTTATGTGGGTCGTTGCCGCTGAGAGCGAAGCTGGCCTGCGATGAGCGAAGCCGAAGCACCGCTACGCTTGCCGCACGCCGTGGTGCCGCACGGCCAGATGGCAGGAGACACAGAGGAGCATTCGGTGGTGCCGCCGGGTCAGGACGATCGCGAGCTGGCGCCGCCAAACGTCGAGACGCTTCGCAAGATGTTCGATGAATCGCGCGACCAAACGGACATCGCGCGTAAGTCGCAGGAAATGTGCCAGGACTATTACGACGGCCCGGCGCAACTTCGCTCCGAAGTCCGCACGATCCTCAAGCAGCGTGGGCAGCCGCCGATCTTCGACAACCGCATCGCGCCGGCCATAGACGGTATCCTGGGCGTGATGGAGGGCGGCAAAACCGACCCGCGCGCCTATCCCCGAAACCCGCAAGATCAGGCATCGTCGGATGTCGCGACCAAGACGCTGCGCTACGTTGCCGATCGCGCCCGCTTCCACCAGGTCAAGATGGATTGCGCGGAGGACTATCTGAAGCAGGGCCTGACTGCGGCGATCGTTGAATGGGATATGACGAACATCACGGTTCGCCAGATCGAGTGGGCAACGTTCTTCTACGACCCCAAGTCGCGCAAGAATGACTTCAGCGATGCGAAGTACATGGGCATCGCCAAGTGGATGTACGTCGATGAGATCACCAGCAACCCGGATTACGGCGAGCGCGCCCGGGTGCTGGGCGATATCGCGACGATGGCCGACGGCCCGGTTGACGATACGTGGGATGACAAGCCTAATGACAAGCTGCGCTGGGTAGATCGCCGCCGCAACCGCGTGCTGGTGGTCGAGATCTATTACCGTCATGCCGGCGAATGGCTGCGCTGTGTGTATTGTGCAGCTGGTTGGCTGGAGTTCGGCAAGTCGCCTTACATCAATGTGCTGACCGGTGAGACGCGCTGTCCGATCGAGGGGCAGAGCTTCAAGGTCGATCGCCAGAACAACCGATATAGTCCCATCCTCAACATGATGCCGATGCAGGATGAAGTGAACGCGCGCAGGTCGCGCGGGCTTCATTTGCTCAACAGCCGGCAGATCCAGCAGACCGACCCGAGCGCGCCGCCCATCGATGCCGAGGAAGCTCGACGCGAGATGGCGCGTGCTGATGGCATCGTGCCCGGCGGCTACCAGGCTGTACCGACGCAGGACATGGCTGCGGGCAACCTGCAGATGCTGGCAGAGGCCAAGGACAGCCTTAGCCGCATGGTCCCGGTGGCGATTGCTCAGGATCTGCGCGAGGGCAACGCCGCTTCTGGTCGAGCGCGACAGGTTGCGCAACAGGCTGGCCTCACGCAATTCGGGCGCGGCTTCGGTCGTTTCGAGGATTTCGAGGAACGCTTGTATCGTCAGATGTGGATGGCGGCGCAACAGTTCTGGACTGACCCGATGTATATCCGCGTGACGGATAACCCGCGCGCGCCTGAGTTCCTGCAGATCAACGAGCCTGTTATGGGCATGGTCATGAACCCGGAAACGGGGATGCCTGGGATGGGTCAGACCGGCACCGAGAAGCGCATCGCGGCGATGGATATGGACATCATCATCGCCACCACGCCTGACACGGTTGCGCTGGAGCAAGAGGTGTATGATTCGTTGATGGATCTGGTGAAGTCGGGGGTTGATCCATTCTCGCCACAGTTCCAGTTGCTGCTGATGCTCGCGCCGCTGCCGGATAAGACCGGCGTCATGGAGCGTATCGAGGCGCTCAAAGAGACTATCGCCAAGGAAACCGCGCAACAGAAGGAGCTGGAGGCCAAGCAGCAGATGCGCGCTATGGCCGTCGCAGAGGCGCAGGAGGTGGCGAAGATCGAGAAGCTGGAGGCTGACACCACCAAGACCTATGCCGACGCGCACAAGACCGCGGCGGATGCCGACATCGCGCAGGCAGAGCTTTACCTGGGGCTGGGGCTTGACCCCATGATGGCTTTGGCGCCGGAGCCGGAGGCACAGGAAGCTATGCCGCAAAATCCTGTTGCAGAGCCGGTGCAAGACGGGTATCAGGGTAACGCGCCGCCGCCGGGCTTAACGGGCGAACAGGTCCCCACACCTTAACGTGGGTCTGCCGCCGGGGTTACGGGCGCTGCGTTGCCGGTCACGATACGATCGGGAAGGATGAGGCATGGCTGACAATCTGGATGAAGTGTTTTCGGACGTTGAGCAGGAACTTCCCGCAGATCCGCCCGCAGCAGTACCAGATGTCGCACCGGAACCCGTAGCAGAGGCAGAAGCGCCCGAGCAGGAAGCACCGGAGTCGGTTGAGCCGCAGCAGCAGGACGGACGCTTTGTCCCCCTCGCCGCGGTGCTGGACGAACGAGACAAGCGAAAAGCGTTGGAAGCGCGGATCGCTGAATTCGAACGGAACCAGCGCGTTCAGCCGCAGGAAACGCCCGATCCATTCGACTCGCCAACCGAGTTTCGGGAATCGGTGAAAGCGGAAATTCGCTTGGAAATGAGCGACCGCTTCGCCCGCCAGAAGTACGGGGATGAAGATACGCAGAAGGCGATCAACTGGGCAATGGAACGCGCTCAGAGTGACCCTGCAATTGCTATCTCGTTCGCGCGCCAGGCAGATCCCGTAGGGTGGCTGGTTCAGCAGCATCAACGGGACACCCTGGTTTCGCAGATCGGTGACAAAAGCATGGACGACTTTGTTCGTGATTATCTCGCCAAGAACCCGAACCTTGTTGCTCCCGCTCCCGTAGCGGCCACGGTCCCCGTGGCTACACCGCAACAGGCGTCCCCGCCTGTCAAGGTGCCACGGAGCTTGGCGTCACAGGGGTCTGGTGCCTCTGACATTCGCCACGTTGCAACTGGCCCGTTGGCAGCAGTGGATGCCGTCTTCACCTAAGAAAGGGTGAATCATGGCAGAAGTACAACTTGCCAGTGTCAGCGAAATGGCTGTCTGGCGTCGAGATTTTCTCAAGTCCTACACTCGGGCCACCGGCTATGCGCCGTACATGGGCCGCTCGGCATCGTCCATCATCCGCATCCTGTCCGACCTTGAAGCAAAGGCCGGCTCGGTCATCAACGTGCCGCTCATCCTTGAGCTTCGCGGTCGCGGCGTCGAAGGCGCCGAAGTCCTCGAAGGCAGCGAAGAGGAAATGGAGAACTACGGCGACCAGATCCGCGTGGACTGGAAGCGTAACGCCGTCGTCGTGCCCAAATCGACCAGCTACAAGACCGAAATCGACCTTCTCGGTGCGGCTCGGGATCGGCTCCAGATCTGGGCCAAGAACAAGCTGCGTGACGGCCTGATCGCGGCCTTCAAG